AGCAAATCAACTTAAAACTGTAGAAGACATGCTTATTCCTATGAGATTTAGCCGTTCAATTTCAAGACGGGTTTTTAATGTAGACGTAGGGGATTTAAATCCTCAACGTGCAGAACAAGCGTTAGAGAAAATAAAACAAAACTTCAAGTATAAAAAGTTTTATGATATTGAAAAAGGTACAATTAGTAACCAAAATCATGTAACTACATTGGTTGAAGATTATTGGTTCCCTAATAGATCTGGAGGAAGGGGCACGACCGTAGAAACATTGGATGAGACTGGAAACCTTGGTGAATTGGGTGATGTAATGTATTTTAAGAAAAAATTATACACAGCGTTAAAAATTCCTATGTCTCGAATTAACAATGAAATAGAAGGAAATTCAGCTGAATTTGATTTTAGCTCTACTAGCGTTCAAAGAGATGAAGTTAAATTCTTTGCATATACACAAAGACTAAGACGTAAATTTTTATCTTTATTTGAAGAGCTTATGTATAGACATTTATTGTCTCAAGGTAAAGTTACTAACCAAGAGTGGAATGAAATTTATGATAGTTTTACTTTATATTTTAGTAAAGAAAATACATTTATTCAAAATCTAGAAAGTGAAATGTTTAATAAAAAAATCGAAGCGTATAATAATGTTTCTGATTTAATAGGAAAAGTATTCCCAGTAGAATTTACATTCAAAAATATTTTGAAATTATCTGACGAAGATATAAAAGCTATGGGTGAACAAATAGAGAAAGAGAAAAAAGACCCACGTTATGCAGCTTTTTATAAAACTGATGAAGGCAATTTTTAAAGATTTCTAAAAAACATAAATAAATATGAATAAAAACAGAAAGGTTTAAAAATGGCGGAATTGTCAACAGACATTTTAGATCAAGCACATGATGGTAAATTTACCGATTTTGCTCAGACAGTAAAAGCAGTGTTAGATCAAAAAGTAAAAACACACCCTTATATTAAGGACAAAAAAGAAGAGCTCGATAACTTTTCAAGAATTAAAGATATCTTCGCACAGATAGACAAACGAACTTATCTTGACAAGGAACCGGAGCCAAAATCTTCTGAGGAATAAAGAATGAAACTTATTTTAGAGCAAGCTGTCCCGTTAGACGGGTATTGCGTAGAAGAACTTAATGAGTCTTCTAATGTAAGAAAGAAGTCATATTTTGTAGAAGGTGTTTTTTCGACAGCTAACGTGCAAAACGCTAACAAACGAATTTACCCTTCCAATATATGGAGACGTGAAGTTCAAAGATATCAATCAGTTATTAAAAATAATGGTTTAGAAACGCTTGGTGAATGGCAACATCCACCAAGAACTACAATTGATCCAATGAAGGCAGTCATCAAAATTGTTGAACTGCGTATGGAAGGTGATTTTGTTTACGGAAAAGCTAAATTATTAGATAATCCAGAATCAAATAGATTAAAAAATCTTATAGATGAAGGAATTAAAATTGGTATTAGTTCACGTGGAGTTGGATCTGTAGGGAGTGGTGGTATAGTTGAAGATTTCAAATTAATCACATATGACCTAGTAGATAACCCAAGTAACCCTGGTAGTTACTTAAATGGTTTAGCAGAGTCTCTTATTGTAGAGAATGGTATAGTACAAGATTTTGATTATTCAATATCAGAATCCGGAGATATTGAAAAAGTGACAATATGTAGCGAAAGCGGTTGTACTTTAGAAAATAAATCACTTGTACAAGAGTGTGCTAAAAATAAATTTGAAGAATTGTTTAAATCATTTTAATAAATAAAATTGTAATTATTAACAAAGGGATTAGATATGGAAAAAATTCTAAGTAAACTTGACGAAGCTGTTTTTACAGACGAGTTGAAAGCCGAAATTTCTGAATCTTTTAACGCTGCTGTTGATGCGAAAGTTGAGACATTAGTTGCTGAAAAAGTAGCTGCAATCGTTGAAGAAAAAGAAACTGAAATCACAGAAAAATTCATGACAGAAGCAAAAGAATATAAAGAAAAATTGCTTGAAAACCTAGATGAATTTTTGAGTCTTATCGCTGAAGAATACATCAGTGAAAATAAAATCACTATCGAAGAAAGTGTACAAGGTGAAAAACTTGAATCATTGTTAGAAGGCTTTAACGCATTGTTAATAGCTGGTGGCGTTGAAATCAAACAAATCGCTGAGAATCTTGATGATACTGAAATGAAAGCTCAAATTGCTGAAAGCACTGCAAAAATTGATGCACTAGTTGTTGAAAATTTGGATTTGAAAAAACAAAAAGCAGAACTTTTGAAAATGGGTCTTATCGCTGAAGTTAAAGAAGGATTAAGTGTTATTCAAAAAGAAAAATTTGACAAATTGGCTGCAATCGTAGAATTCAATTCTTCTGATGCTAGTGGATATTTGAAAAAATTAGAAACTTTGAGAGAGAGTGTAACTGCAGCAAAAGTTGAAGAAACACATACACATACACCAATTGTTGAAAACAAAGAACCAGAAGGTTCTGTATTACCTGCTTCAGTTGCAGATAGTTCACGTTTTTTCTAAAATATAAATAAATCAAATCAATTAACAAAGGAATTTAAGTTATGGATTTCAATCTTACTGAAAAATTTGAAAAGCAATTGTTGAGTGAAAACTACTCATCAATCAGCAAAAAAGATATGTCTACTATGGCAGTTATTCTTGAACAACAAGAAAAAGCTATTAGCGATATGTTGAAAGAAGGTACACAAGCTGCTGACGTAGCAGGATTTACAAAAATCCTTATGCCTTTAGTTCGTCGTGTTTACCCTAATTTGATCGCTAACGAAATCGCTGGTGTTCAACCGTTGAATGGACCAACTGGTTTCATTTATTCAATGACAAGTCGTTATACTGGTAATAGTATCAACAAAATCGCTCCAAGTAATAAAAAACAAATTCTTGTAGTTGCAGTTGCAGATGATGCAAAAGTTATTGTTGGCGGAGACGTTCTTTACAAAGAAACTGATGGTAATGTTGTAAAAGTTCTTTGGGCTGGCACAACTAAAGCTCAAGGTGATGTAATTTTTACAGACGTTCATGTTTTAGATACTTATACGAATGAAGCTACTTTTAACAAAGTACTTAAAGGTTATACTGGATCATATTCAACAGCGGATGGTGAGATTCTTGGCGACGACATGAACGAAATCGGATTTGAACTTTCTCGTAAAACTGTTGAAGCTCGTACACGTAAATTGAAAGGTAAATATACCCTTGAAATGTACCAAGATTTGAAATCTCAACATGGTATGAATGCAGATGAAGAACTTATGGGAATCATGAGTTATGAAATGCAAGCAGAGATTGACCGTGAGATCATTTCTAAAGTTAACAATACAGCACGTGTAGTAGCAGATGCTGCAATTGGTGGTTATGACGGTCGTTGGGAAATTGAACGTTACAGAATGTTGGCAATTAAACTTGCTGATGAAAGTTCAAAAATCAATCGTTTGACTCGTCGTGGTGCAGGTAACACATTGTTAGTGTCTCCTAAAGTATCAGTTGCTCTTGAAGCACTTGGTGGATTCAGTGCAGCTGCAATTCAATCAACTGTAGATGGTATGTCAACTGCAGTAGCAGGAACATTTGATGGACGTTATAAAGTTGTTGTTGATACATTCGCAGCAAGCGATTATGCAACTATCCTTTACAAAGGTCAAGATCGTCGTGATTCAGCTGTATTCTTCAGCCCATATGTACCAGCGTCATTCCAACGTGTTACATTGCAAGAATCAGGTCAACCAGCAATCATCTTGTCACAACGTTACGCTTTGGATACAACTCCATTGAACCCAGAAAATTACATCGCAACATTCGGTGTTAATTTTGCAACCGTAGCAGCAGGTAAAACATCTCCTTTAGCGTAAGCTAAAGGTTTTACCTTTTATTTAGGTCCTTGATGATTTTTTCATCGGGACCTTTTTCCATCTAAGATAGAACTTTAGATTTATGAATATTGTGTTATAATAACATAATTTTGATTAATTTAAATTGAAGATAAAAGAACTAAAATAGTTCTTTATTTTTTGATAAGGTAATGATGAGTTGGGGAACATATATTTTAATGAGGAAAGATTAAAGCATTTTATTATGTTCATAAATAAACCTTTCATTTCTTTTATAATAGGGTTTTCATTTATAATATTGTTGATAATAAATGTACTTACTTATGATTTTACAGAAAATTATTTGAATTATCTTTTATATTACTTTCTTTAAAAAATAATATATTATCTTAAATTTTATCTAACCCTAAGGCAGATGTATCATTAAATGTTACTAATGATTGTTTTATATAACTCATAATGATGCTCCTGCTAGGTAATATCTAGCTGTACCTACATTAGTTTCTGCTTGAACTAAAGTAGCTGTTGAAGATAATAGAGTAGCTGTTTTCACAGCTACGTGAGAGCTAGTTCCCGTATCTCCACCATAGAATAATGCATTAGTTCCTACATTAGCTCCTGCTAATTCATATCTAGCTGAACCTATATTGGTTTCTGCTTGAACTAAAGTAGCTGTTGGTGATAATAGAGTCGTGGTAGATATTATGTTATTGCCATATCCACCGTAGAATAAAGCATTAGTTCCCACGTTAGATCCTGATAATCCATATCTAGCTGTACCTATATTGGTTTCTGCTTGAACTAAAGTAGCTGTTGAAGATAATAGAGTAGCTGTTGGTATAGCTCCTGAAAGGGCAAATCCACCGTAGAATAAAGCATTAGTTCCTACATTAGCTCCTGATAATCCATATCTAGCTACACCTACATTTGTTTCGGCTTGCACTAATGTAGCTGTTGAAGATAATAGAGTAGCTGTGGAAACAGCTGTTGTTGAACCCCATCCAGCATAAAATAAAGCATTTGTACCTACTTTTGCTCCTGCTACTTCACGTCTAGCTGTACCTACATTTGTTTCTGCCTGAACCAAAGTAGCGGTTGGTGATAATAAAGTAGCTGTGGAAACAGCTGTTGTTGATATCCACCCACCGTAGAATAAAGCATTAGTTCCCACGTTAGATCCTGATAATCCATATCTAGCTGTACCTATATTGGTTTCTGCTTGAACTAAAGTAGCTGTTGAAGATAATAGAGTCGTGGTAGCCACAACGGTTGATATCCACCCCCCATAGAACAAAGCTTTGGTAAAAGAGGTTGTTACCTTAAATGTATAAGGTAATAATCCAGTAGCTGAACCAACTTGTGTGCTACTAGTGACTCCAACTTTACTAACACATTGATATAGTAATTTGTTGGATTTAATAGCGACAATCTCTCCTACTGGAATCTTATCTAACCCAGTTGAAGTTTCATCCTTAAACACCCATATAGGGTTTCTGGTAAATCCAGAAATTTGAGACTGAGACTGTGATGCCCCCATATTATATCCTTGTTAATTAAGTGTGTATTTAGCCCATAGAGCTGTTTGAGCCTTTCCAGCGAGTGTCAAAGCTTGTTTAATCTCTCCACCTGAAACATTAAATACTTTATTATCTGCTAATTTCCAATCAATGGTTCCTGTATCACCAATAATCATATAGGCTCTTGCCATACGATCTTGAGATACTTCATCAGCATCATAAACATGATCTTCAACTTTTACTGTTAAGTTATCTAGTTCTTTTTGACGCAAATCTTTCAATATTGATTCAACCCAAGCATCCGTTAAAAAATATCCATTAATAGGGCTATATATGTTATAAAATGTATTTTCGGGAACATTCAAAATTTCAGCACATTCTTTTGGGGTAACATCTTCATTAGATAGACCAATGTATTGACTTGCGTCTGGTTCAAATTGCCCAATTGCTATAATTTGAACATTAGTTCTTGTATCCGTATTAGACATTGGGTCAAATTTCCCAAATAGAGTTTCTGAATCTTTCGCTAGCCATGTTACGAGTTTCATTTTTAGTTTCCTTGTGTTAGTAATTTGGTTATACTTAGAGTCTCTTGAACACTTAGTGGTATGTTATTAAGGTTAATACCATTTGCTATTAAATTAGCTTTGTTCTCATCAGTATCAGGTAGCATCATTGCTGTGGCTGTATTTAACAACTGTACACGCATTTGAGGTATTCTCATAGCTTCTTCAGCGGTTGCTTGAGAAATACCTAAGGTTCTTGCCACTTGTTCTGTTTCAATTTTTTTAAGGTTTCTTAAATAAACCTCTGTTTCCATATTTATTTGGTACATTTCATCATCTGATTTACCTTCTATACGAGACTGTTCAGCAATTGATGCTAATTCCGCTTCATACTTTAACAAGAAAGCAAGTTCATCATCAAGCTTTTTATAACCATCTGTTTGCTGTTCTTGATGAGCTTCAAATTCTTCTAACTCTGCTTGAGCAAATAATCTTTCTGATTCTTTAGTAGCTTCTTGAACTTTAGCAATGTATGCTTGATGTTTTAGTTCTTGTGTAGTTTGTAATTTTTTTGCAATTTTTCTATCCTCAATAAAATTACGAACTATTCTTAATCTCTCCCAAATTGTCTCTCCATTAATAAGGTTAAGATATGCATATTGTGAATTTACTTGTGATGCCATTTTTACTCTTCTTTCATATTATATTTTAATATTTATAAACTAGATCCTGCGAGTCCATGTCTAGGTGTACTACCTATATTAGTTTCTGCTTGAACTAAAGTAGCTGTTGGCGATAATAATGTAGCAGTATTTAATTTAACACTATTAGCCCCAGCATAATATAAAGCATTTGTACCTACGTTAGCTCCTGCTGGTCCAAGTCTAGTAGAACCAACATTTGATTCAGCTTGTACCAAAGTAGCTGTTGATGATAACAGTGTTGCTGTATTTAAGTATGAACCATTATACCCACCGTAGAATAAAGCATTCGTACCAACATTAGCTCCAGCAGTATATGACCGTGCTGTGCCAACATTTGATTCCGCTTGTACCAAAGTAGCTGTTGATGATAACAGTGTTGCTGTATTAAAATATGAACCATTTGTTCCACCATAAAATAATACATTTGTACCAACATTGGCTCCACCCGTTCCAGTTCTCACTGTTCCTACAGTTGACTCAGCTTGAACCAATGAACCAGTAGGTGTCAATATTGTTGCCGTATTCTTATATCCAGAATTGTACCCAGCATAGAATAGTGCATTTGTACCAACATTTGCTCCAGATATATAACTTCTTCCTGACCCAACAGTAGACTCAGCTTGAACCAATGTCGCAGTTGGTGATAATAATGTAACTGTGTTGTAATAATAAGAATTATCTGTTCCGCCATAAAATAATGCATTTGTACCAACATTGGCTCCTGCTACGCCAAATTTTGCTGTACCTACTGAAGTTTCTGCTTGAACTAAAGTAGCCGTTGAAGATAACAATGTGGTTGTTGATACACTTGTTGGTGAACTATCTATCCCATTATGAAATAAAGCTTTGGTAAAACTAGTTGACGTTGTTGTAGTAGTTGTTGTCGTTGTTGTCGTTGTTGTCGTTGTTGTCGTTGTTGGTGGAGCAGGAATAACTCCAGTTATTAAAATTAAATTTGCACCTGAAATTGCTTGTGCTATGGTGGTATTGGTAGTGATATTAGTTGAATTAACTTTAATATACATATATCCAGTTGAGTTCACAAATACAAATCTATTATTTGCAACAAAGTTTATTCCAGTTGATGACTCATCTTTAAAAACAACAAGAGACTGTCTTTCAAAACTCATATTAATGCTCCTCCTAAGTAATGACGGCCTGATGTTCCAACATTAGTCTCTGGCTGTACTAATGTTGCGGTAGGTGATAGTAGTGTAGTAGTATTGATAAATGTTGTTGATGCATCATTACACCCAGCATAAAATAGGGCATTTGTACCAACATTAACTCCAGAATTTGACCATTTTACTGATCCAACACTTGTTTCAGCTTGTAATAAAACAGCCGTCGGTGATAACAAAGTAGTTGTATTGAGAACAGTGGGCCAGATTTGTATTCCACCATAAAATAAAGCATTCGTACCAACATTTGCTCCTGCTAGGCCAAATCTAGCTGTACCTATATTAGTAGACTGAGATACTAAGACGCCCAATGGAGATACTACAGAAGCTGTATTATAGCTTCCATAATTAGCTCCACCATAAAATAAAGCATTTGTACCTACGTTAGCTCCAGCTAATGAGTACATAGATGTTCCAAGATTTGTTTCAGCTTGAACTAATGTAGCTGTTGGTGATAGTAATGTTACGGTATCTACCCCATAATAGCTTGAATCAACGGCACCACCGTAAAATAAAGCATTTGTACCAACCTTAGCCCCAGCTGGGGTAGCCCTAGCTGTACCTACATTAGTCTCTGATTGTACTAAATTAATTGTTGGTGATAATAAAGTAGTGGTAGATACATATGTTGTAGTATATCCACCATAAAATAAAGCATTTGTACCTACGTTAGCTCCAGCTAATCCATATCTAGCTGTACCTACACTCTTTTCAGCTTGAACTAATGTAGCCGTTGCTGATAGCATGGTAGCTAAATTTAGATTTATATTATTACTACCGCCATAAAACAATGCTCCACTTATAACAAGACTAGCGATTAATACTTTACCTACTACATCACAAAATTGTGTAGTAGATGATACGTTTGTTTTATTTGTTAATAAAAAAATATCACCAGTATCTTTATTTAATATTAATGAATTAATAGGAATTACATCTATGCCGGTTGATGTACAATTTTTTACTACTACTATTGAATTTTCATACATTAATAATCCTTATGCAATTACTACAGTTTCGTTAAGAACCCTAGCATCTAAAAAGGTTATTGATGTTGCACCAGGTGTGAATGTATAACTCAAATCTTTTGTTTGAAGAACACCGTTTAGATAAACCATTGGGTCAACTAAAACTGCACCAGCATTAAATACAGTTTGTCCGTCTGTTGCTACGAATTTGTATTTAGTTGTACTTACGCCTGATAAAGCATTCATAACGAATTCTGTAGTAGCTAATTTAAGTGAACTATCCCCTTTAGTAGCTGTAGGTGCTGTTGGAATAGATGTAAAATTAGTTACACCCATTGTAGAATTTAAAACTGTAGTCATTATTTATCTCCTTATCCTAAATCTCCAAATACAGAATCTCTAGGAGCTGTATATGTTGTAGTTTCTACTTCTTGTTCTTCTTTCTGACCGTTAAAGACGGAATCTAAATTTGAAAAATCATACTCACTAGGATCTACAATTTCTGGAACCTTGTCTGATGGTTTATAATTGTATATGTTACATTTTAACATTAATACATTTTTTCCGTTATTTGATGTGAATATATTGCTCAACCCGGGAACTTCATCTTCAACACCTGTTACTTCAAATAATTTTCCTCTAGGAGTTTTTATAATATCTCCCACTGATTGAAATGCATTTTTAAAATCGGTTAAGTCATATATGTCTTTAAATGTTTCTGTGCTTACAATCAAATTAATCGTATCCGTAATCTGCATACCAAACTTGCTAAATAAATCACCAGCGTTGTCAAATGCTTCTACATTCTCTGGATACATCATAATTGAAAAAACATTATTGGGATTAGATTCTTTGTATGTATATTCTTGAAAAACAGTATTTTTGCCTTTATTGGTTATCTTGAAATAACTCAATTGGACGCCATATATATCAATTAATTCTTTAGATTGGTTTCGATGTAATATATATTCATTGGTTTTATTATTCAAGTTCCAAGCCATACTCCCTCCTTTTTGTTTTATTTATAAGATTTTAAGGTAAGTGCTGATATAATAACATAATTTAAAATAAGAAGGAAACAAAATGTTAACAGCGACATTGGATAATACAAGATTTAAACACTTTCAATTTGAAGGTAATAAAGGCGGTGTCACCTTGGGATGGATGTACAATGATGATTCATTGTTTCTGGCATGTTCAGTCTGCTCAAGCAAAGATATGTTTTCAAAAAAAGTAGGACGTGAACTTGTATTAGAACGTTTAAATGAAGAAGTAAATGAAAACACAAGCAAGTTCAGCGCTACAATTTCTTTAGAAGAAATAAAAGAATATTTGGCAAACAATATTGATTTGTCGTTTCCAACACTTACTAAGAATAAAGCCTTAGACGTTATTGAACAATTGGAATTGAAAGATCTTAACTATAATTTGTATGCTAAAATTGCAACGGACGTATTTTTCAAACAATAAATAAAAGAAAAAGATTTGTATCATTTAATGTTATTTTAAGGTAACATATGATATAATAACAACATATAAAAAGAAACATAGGAGAAACAAAATGATTTACACAATGTACTCAACAGTAAATGTAATATCATATACATCAGTAAACACATCTGATTATACCTATGCCTACTCTATTTCTGAAACGGATGCGATTGCATCGGAGACAGATATTATCTAATCTGAAAGTCATTTATGTCTTTCAGAAATGAAAGACATTGAATGAATCCTCAGTCCATTCGGACAAATTCAATCAATTATTTCATTTTAAGTACAATATAACGCGAGTTTATTGTGTTCTGAATTAGCAGTCTTTTACGAGAGTTTACTTAAAACTTCTCAAAGAATGGTCAGTTAATCAACACTAACTGGATAGGTGCACCGGCTGTAACCCGGTTTCGTAAGGACTCTTGGTTCGACTCCAAGACTGACCACCAATTGTTAAATGACACTATGGAGAAATAGGTTATCTTATATCCCTTTCAAGGATATGTTACGGGTTCGAGCCCCGTTAGTGTTACCAAAAATTTAAAATGGTCTCATCGTATAGTGGTTATTATATGTGGTTGTCAGCCATGAGATCGGGGTTCAATTCCCCGTGGGACCGGACGTTCAAGAATTAGCTTTCACGTAGCGAACGTTGTAAGTACCTTAAATGGGAAACTAATAATTCAATGTTGAAATAAGAAAATAAAGAAAAAGAATCTTTTCCTGAATATGAAAAAATTTAGGTTGTCTTAAGGGTCGTAAAAATGAAATTTAAAAATGGGGAATTAGTATATTAGGTTGATTACTCTACGCTTGCAACGTAGGAAGACGGGAGCGTAACCCGTATTCTCCACCAATAATTTAAATGATCTTGTAGCTCAGAGGCAGAGTGCTCCGTTGTCAGCGGAAGGGTCGGGATTTCAAAATTCCTCAAGATCGCCAAAACAAATAGTTCTATAGCTCAATGGCAGAGTAATCCCTTGATAAGGGATAGACGAAGGGTCAGTACCTTCTAGAACTACCAAACATGGGCAATTGGCAGAAATGGAATAATTGCACTAGTCTTGAAAACTAGCAGAGCCTAAAAAACTCTTGTCGGATCGTACCCGACATTGCCCTCCAAAAAGATAAAATGCCCGATTAGTTAAGAGGTATAATAACTGATTTGTAATCAGTTGTCGACTGTTCGATTCAGTCATTGGGCACCATATATGGTTAGGTAAAGCCAGTGGCTCTGGCAACAGGTCTGTAAAACCTGTCTTTACGGGAGTGGATCGAAACCACACCTAACCACCATTCATCCTCGATTCGTACAACGGTTAGTACATGCGACCGATAATCGCAAAATGATTGTTCGATTCAATCATCGAGGACCAAAAATTTTATATAGCTGTAGGGGCAAACGGTTTCGCCGCTGGGCTCATAACCCAGAGACAGCAGGTTCAACTCCTGCAACAGCAACCAAGGCCTAATTATAAATAATCATAAAATTAGGGATAATGATGCAATTTAAAGAACTATTTGAAGAGAGCAATACATTTATCGATGATGCATTGAAAAATGTTAATTTCAGTAATAAAAGTGCGTGGGGTATCAAGGACAAAGTTAGTTTACATCCTTGGATAGGTGATAGATATTGGTCAGGTATATATTTCACAGAAAACAAAGGAAGGGTAACTTACTTTAAGGTTAGGATTAATAACCTTCCGTTTATCCTATCTATATATATTACAGATAATATGGAAGTGTTGGTAAGATTATACACCGAAAACAACAACTCACTTGATGTAAAAGAATCAAAATCATATAAAATTCCTGAATGGAATGAGTACGTATCAACGTTCAGAAAAGGTTTGATTATTAATGCTTTGGATAAGAAAGCATATACATCAATTAAAAAAGTAGAAAATTTAAGGAATAATGTTAAGGACAGTACTTATGTATCAGGGGTGTATGGAAAAGTCATCTTTGACAATGGAACTTCTACTGAATTGGAAGTGTTTGCAAAAGGTAATTTTGATGGAGTTATAGCAAATGCGCTAATAAATGATATTGATAATAAATTCAAAGCATTTAAAGACGCTAAAGAAAAATTTTCAGAAGTGTTTTCTAAAGAATTATCTTCTACGGAAATTATACGTGAACTTAAAAAATTGAAACCTATTAGTTCTGATGCATCATCAAGTTCAATTCCATCATCACCATATGTATCAGGTACACGTACATATATAACAACTAAATTTAACCTTAAAAAGCTAATAACTAAATATGGTGAAGATGATGTAATGTATGCAGTAAAACTAGTTTTCGGCGATAATAAGACAAGTTTTAAGCTAGATAAAGACATATTAATCGTATCAAGTACAAGAGATAAATGGTACGATTGATTTAGAAATTCTTTTTGAATATACCAACTTTAAGTTGGATTATATTCTTAATATTTGTACATAAAAAGTAATTAAAAAACAAAAGGAGCATATGATGGAAACAGACATATCTGATATACGAAACATTTTATATGCTCGTATAGCTTAATGGTAGAGCGCCCCGCTTATAACGGCGTAACCCCAGTTCAACTCTGGGTACGAGCACCAAAAGTTTTAATAATGACATTTTAGAATATTATTATTAAAACTTTGAAGTCATTGCAGTGATGAAACTATCATATCTTCTGCAAGGCTTATGTGCTTGGAATGAGGCTATAACGTTCAACGTTCACATTCCTATGTTGCACAAGATGAAGTTTTATATGGGTGTGTAACCGGTAATTGGTAGCCGCGCGGTCTGTAAAACCGTTCTTTCTGACTGTTGGTTCAAGTCCAACCATACCCACCATTTGATATGTTGCTTGTAGTTATAATAGTAAAATAGGAGAGCACATTGGACACTCCAGATACAGTGCAATTCCGTCTAGCAACAAACCTTTAATTAATTTTTATGAAGGGCAATATTTTCTTAAATGAAAAGTCTTTCACAAAAGTTAATAAATTTAATCCAACTTTAAGGTATATTGTGTTATAATACATATACATAAAAAGAAAAAGTAATTTTTCAAACAATAAATAAAATAAAAATAAGGAGCACGTAAATGTATAACGTAAACAACAACATCGTTAATATCAACGCAGCAAATCGTAATAACGTGCTCCGCAATAATCTACTAAATTTAGCTGGGTTGGGGCAATGCCAACAATGGTTAAATAATTCTTCTTTACAGAACACTTCAATCTAAGTTTTCTTTAAAGGGGAATTTGATTCCCCTTTAAATGACAAACTAAAATTCATTTAAAAAAATCAAATTTTACCTTAATATAGTTAAGAACTTTTAATTATTCAAAATTCTAAACCTATATTTGTCTAATGAACATTCAGTTCCCCACAGCGCGCAAGGTGTGCGAGGCGACTGTTAATCGTTTGGCGTGAGAAATCCGATGTCTGGTTCGATTCCAGAGTGGGGAGCTGAGTGTTTATGAAATATATGGTTATATCATCTAACAGTGATATTTCGATTTTGAATTGAAAGTTTTAGGTTATGTTCCTAATGAATATTCATTCTCCTATAGTTTAGCGGTACAAATCCTCGGCTGTTAACCGAGAGTCCCTGGTTCGATCCCAGGTAGGAGAGCCAAAAATATATGTTGATTAGCTTGAGTATTCAAATATCTTAAGTTGATGTTATGAATGCAAGTCGATTACAAAATGTCAAAATGCTTGATTGAAGAAGAGTGGGATTTCGTCACCCCTACAAGGTGAACTGAGCAGGTTCGATTCCTGCATCAAGCACCAAAATGCCGGATTAGTATAATGGCTAGTATAACGGATTGCAAACCCGTAGATGATGAGTTCGATTCTCTCATTCGGCTCCAGACAAATGCTTCTATAGTGCAATGGTTAGCATACTTGGCTTCCAACCAGGAGATTTCGGTTCGAGTCCGAATAGACGCACCAAATGCTGAATTAGTGAAATGGTTATCATAAAACGTTGCCAACGTTTAGTTAAGGGTTCGAGTCCCTTATTCCGCACCAATGGTCATGTAGTGCAATTGGCAGACGCATCAGTTTCAAAAACTGTCCAGGTATGGGTTCAAATCCCATCATGACTACCAAAATAAATTTATGCTTCAGTGTTGGAAATGGCATACATCATGGTTTTAGAAACCATGGCCCGCAAGGGATTGAGGGATCGAAGCCCTCCTGAAGTACCAAACAAGCCCAGGTAGCCCAACGGCAGAGGCAATAGGCTAAGAACCTATCAAGTGTCGGTTCAAATCCGACTCTGGGTACCAAAATTTCATATTCGGGAATAGGCAAATTGGCATGCCAACGGCCTTTGACGCCGTATATTGCAGGTTCGAGCCCTGCTTCCCGAACCATTCAAATAAGCCTGTGTAGTGCAATTGGAAGACGCATTGGACTTAAAATCCATCCAGGTGTGGGTTCAAATCCCACCGCAGGTACCAATAGGGAATTAGTATAATGGTAGAATATCGGATTCCAAACCCGAAGGTCGTGGGTTCAATTCCCCGATTCCCTGGTCTTATAAGAGAAACACCTTCACGCGGTATAAGATGTAAGTAATTAAAAATTTTAATGAAACTAAGTTTTCTCATTTTTGAATATAAACACAGAGAATAGATTCTATCTTTAAATCCTTAGAGATATATAGAACAAAATCAGAAAGAAATTAAATAAAAAGGTAAACAAATGTTTAGTAATGAAGAGTTACAAGAAATGATAAATTACATTTCTGATAATCCTAATGCTAAAATCTATTTGGGATGTGACTCTCAGAGAGCTAAGCACAAGAATGTTAGATTTGTAACAGTCTTGGTTGTTTATCAAAAAGATAAATCAAAAATTTTTAAAAATGTTTATTATGAAAAAATAATGGATGCTAAACTATCTAAACCTTTCAATCGTATGATGAAAGAAGTTCATCTAGTTTCAGAATTGTATTCTATGTTAGAAGATGTATTGATTGAAAGAGATTTTGAAGTACATCTTGATGTTAATCCAGATGAAAATGAAGGATCTAATGTTGCATACAGTGCCGCTAAAGGTATGATCTGGGGTATTATTGGTGTAGAGCCAGTCTGTAAGCCAGATGCATGGTGTGCTTCACATGTTGCAGATAGATATACAAAAAGCAAAAAATAGTTAATATTCTTTTTAAGTTTATTATGATATAATTATTGTAAGAAAAAAGAAGGATTAATTATGACAGAGATTGAATTGAAAAACCATAAAAAGAAAATTTTAAGGGAAGCTAATTATCCTAATAGTTTTTTACTTAAAAATGGAGATATTGTTTTAGCCATAAATTCAAGACCTTCAGGATATGTTACTGTAGAAGCCATAAATGGAAAACGAAGTTCAGTATATTTCACGGAATTTGTTAAAAAAATTAACCGTTAATTTGATTGTTTTTATGGGTTTATTCGTATAACCCGCTCAGTCAAAAAACGATTAGTAACCAGCACTTTAGCGGGAACCGTAGAAGTCTCAACTATAGCAAACAGAGGGAATAGGCAGAATGGGTTATGATGTTCCGAAAGGGTAAACTGCCTCAATAAAAAATAAAATCTGACAAAAACATCTTCTTGCCGCTTTAGCTCAACGGGATAGAGCACCGGTCTACGAAACCGGCTATGGGGGTTCGAGTCCCTCAGGTGGTACCAAGGTCTTATATTAAATTTTATTGAAGATGTAATATAAGAACTTTATGTTGTATTAATGTTCATTTATGTATAATGTTACATATCAATATGAAGGACTTACATGAAAAGAGAATTAACATCAGAGCAATTGAAAGAAATTGCTAATATTGTGAAGAATCAAAAAAGTTTAGGATTAATTTCTAAAGCAAAAGAGTTTTATTCAGGTGAATTGAATCTCAATGAAGAAGATTACATTAAAGTAAATCTTCCTGATTCAGAGAAAAACTTCAAATCAGGTAATGGTGAAGGTATATGGGCATGTCCCGTAACTGAAGCAGATAAGATTATCTACCATACTGGAGATACGGGCGAAACTTTCGATGTATATGTATTAAATGATTGCATTACATATCCATTCTCATGTGCTAGTATTATTAAAGTTCGTATTACCGGTTCAGAAACTCGCCCTATTCTTGATTATGATTGGATGGACAATATTATTAAAGTTTCTTCTAATGGTGAATATTCACTAGAAGAAATGTTAAAAGGGGCGTAAGCCTCAATATGCCCCATCTAAGGGATTAGACTTGAGCCTTCGAAGCTTGATGAATGTGTTCGACTCGCATATGGGGCTCCAAAAACTAAAAATAAAGAAAAACAATGAATATTAAAGAAATGGTGAAAGATAACAAACAAGTCACCTTTGAGTTTTACAGAAAAGGTGAACTTTGGTACAAAACCACAGATGGCTTTATGTTCCCCGTTCCTGTAGAGGACACAGGTGATGGAACATTTCTTAAACAAGACAAGGCAATGATTTTCATGCGTTATATTCGCAAACAAATTGAAGCCGTTAGAGCCTCAGAATTTTTGGCTGAAAAAGAAAACAAAATACCTAATACAAAAACACTAAAACAAGTTTTTACTGAACATGGTATGAGTGAATATAATGAAGATGTAACAGAAACTATCAATGGAAGACCCATTGATTATCATAATTGTAGAGGAGTATAAAAATGAAAAATAAATTTGAAATATCTTCTGACACTGGAAGGTTTATAGTAACCTCAATGCGAACCGGAAAAAAGTATTTTGTAGAAGCAATTGGAGATTCACATGTTGAATGGGGATCTATAAATCCTTCAGACGGAAAATTTATGGTCAAAAAAGGTTGGAAGAAAAATAAAGGGTCAATCGAAAGTGAAGAATCTGTAATTACTTCTGAAAATGGATTTGAAAAAATTCATGATCTTAAACCTGGAACTAGTCCATTGGCTTACATTGATGAATTAGATTCTAAATACCCAACCAAAGGTAAATAATATGATGAATCTAGATAACCCAATAATGCTACCTGTAGGAAGAGAGGTTGATAGTTCACAGCTAAACGCCGACCTAAATCTAGTGTAAAGAAAAGAATTCGTAATCATATTTTAACACAATCTGGAAGAACTAATGATGGAAAGATTGTAGTTAAAGGTATTGGTAAATTTACAGATTGTATAGGAATTCCTCTAATATTTGTATTAGATGAACTTAAACAAAATAATTCTGTTATTGATTGGTGTGATTACATTGATTACTCAATAGAGAAACAATGGAAAATTTCTAATACTTTATCTAAAATTGAAGATTCCTTGATAGATGATGAAAATAAAGATTTAATTCTTGATAGAATATTTTTCTATCTTTATAAAAAACTTAATGAAATAAATTAAATTTTCAAATGAAGGTTCTTGTGACACTTCATAATAAATATTTAAGGTTTAATATGAAAGCGAAAACTGAACCTAAGTTGTCTTGACTTAAGTTAAATTTATAACATCTTGGATGAAAAAATGCAAGGACAATGGAAAAATTATGTAAGCGGGTGGAATCATAAAGATACTAGACGCAAAAAACAGACTCGCAAAAACTTCTTGAAAGATAAAGCTAAAGCAGTTTACAGAATTTTTGATGGTAAAAGAACACATAACAATGATACTCGCATAAGACCAGATGTTTATCGTTTGGAAAATAAATTGGTCAAAGTTTTTGAAAATAATAAAACATATCAAAAAACTGCTGATGTTTTCAAAGCATTAGTTACTTGGAGAACATATTCTTATGAAGATGTATATGTGGAACGAGATTTCATGGATGGGTCTAAATATGAAGTTCTTGTAAGAAAAAAAAGTACTCATTATCATCATAAGAAAATGAAAATTTATAATGACATTTATCGCCACGGATATTTTGATTTTGAAACTAGAAATGCACTCCTAGATGTTCTAGGAATAACTTGGAGAAATCCAATTGAAGTTCACAAACTAAGTGATACTTACGATAAAGTTGAACTTGATTGGGAAGCTGCAAAAAAAGAAGATGAAAAAATTCGCGATTTTAATCTTTATAATCAAACCATATTCTTGTACGGTAAACCAATAAACAAAGGATCTTTCTGGAAAACTTATTGGAATGATGGACGACGTAGAAAATACGGGCAAAAAATGGCTCATTCAAAAGATAGAGTAAATGTCCGTCAATATATTTCCAATGAAGATTGGGACGATGAGGTAAAAACCCATTGTTACTCAAAAAGCATCGAATGGTATGTTAGTTAATAATATTAATGCTGTTTTAAGATTAATATGATATAATTATTGTATCAAAAGAAAAGAAGAAAAGAAGGATAGAAAATGAAAAAATATAGTCTTGGTGAGAGCAAACAATTTGATGGGCGTACTCTATATAGAGTAGTTGCGCTTAAAAATTTTGGTGATGTATCCATTGGCGACATCGGCGGATGGGTCGAAAGCGAATCCAATCTAGCACAAGATGGTAATTCTTGGGTATATGATGAAGCCCAAGTATACGGTGATGCACAAGTATATGATAATGCACAAGTATACTATAATGCATGGGTATATGACAATGCATTAGTATATGGTAATGCAAGAGTATATGATAATGCAAATGTATATGGTAAAGCAATCATAAGAGACAGAGCGCAAGTATTTTATAATGCAAGAGTATATGATAATGCAAATGTATATGGTAATGCATTAGTATATGGTAGCGCAAGAGTATATAATAATGCAAATGTATATGGTTATGCATGTGTGTCTGGTAACTCACGTATATACGATAATGCATTAGTATATGAAAATGCATTAATATATGAAAGAGCACATGTGTGCGAAAACTCAAGGGTGAGTGGTAAAGCTCATGTATATGGCGCCGCACATGTATATGGTTCTGCGTGGTTAGGTGATGATTCACAAATTTAAATATACATGATGAAAACTCAAGGGTGAGTCACTATTTGAAGTGATAGTTTTACTGATGGTTGAATAAAAAATAGGTGGGAACTTCCCGATAATTTGAAAGGATTGTAATGAAAATTTTAATGGAAAAGAAATATACATCTCTAAAGGGAGATATTAGAATATTATGCACAGATAGACCTGATAATAAGTATTCAGTTATTGGAATGGATAGTACTGGTAAGATTTTGTTTTATACAGAAGATGGTAAATGTGAGAGTAACAAAGACTACAATCTAGTTGAAATTTGGGAACCACAGCATGGTGAGTGGTGCCTTTTTTGGGATTCAAATAAACAAAATGGTGCTGCTTTAAGTAGATTTTATAAAATGCAGTCTGATGGGACGTTCCAATCGTGGAACGGAATTACTTGGGAATATTGTTCAAAATTTGATGGAACATTACCTGAGCATTTGCAAGTGTGAGAAATCCAAGAATCAAATTAATATCAAACATCCAAATAGGAGTGCATTCCGACTTTGGTTTCATTTTCCATTTCTGTGTATATCCAGGTTAATATGGGTTTTTATTTTCTAGTTTTATCATAAGCGCTTAGGAGCTACACCCAACTATGTCATCTTTCGCTTTCGGAGAATCTTGCATCATCGATTCTTACACCACTCCTTCACATTATACGCTACTATGTATCACTATAAAGAGTTTATTCTTACCTATGAAATCAATTTTTAATTGATTGAGTATTTAATCAGATATCTACATCTATAGAGGGTGTGTGATACATTTCTATATTAAGATTGTAGGTAAAATTGATTAGCGTAACTGTAAATATCGTAATGTAGTCATTATTATTCAAAAAGCATATCATTGTATGTTAAAATAGTATTAATGTTATTTTAAGATTAATATGATATAATTATTGTATTAAAAGAATATGTTGAAAGAAGGATTAGAAATGAAAGTAGAAATGAACAAAAAATACACAAGTAACAGAAAGCCAATTCGTATCCTATGTACTGATAGAAACAATACCGAATATCCTGTTATTGGTATTGGAGATGATGGTTCAATAGCCCACTTTACAATCAATGGAGTATGTGGGTATGGTTCAAAATATGACCTTGTTGAGGTATGGGAACCAGAGCTTGGAGAATGGTGTCTATTTTGGGACAATAATGACCAAAATAGTATTATTTTGAGCAGATTTTACAAAATGCAAACTAATGGAACATTTCAATCTTGGGATGGACCTTGTTGGAAATATTGTAAAAAATTTGATGGAACGCTTCCCAAACATCTTGAGGAACTTACCAATGAAAATTGAAGTTGGTAAAACTTACCTTTCAAATGGGGAACCTATTAGAATTTTATGTACAGATAGAAACGACAAAGATTACACTGTAGTAGGTTTACGTGACGATGGAGCGATATTGTCATTTAAAAATGATGGTTTGTGTTTTCTTGGTCCAAAATATGATCTTATTGAAGTGTGTGAACAACAAGAAGATAAAGCAGATACGAAAATATCAATGAGCAAGAAGTACACATCTGGTGGAGATCCAATTCGTATTCTGTGTATTGATAGAAATCATGAGCGATATCCAGTTATAGGACTCAGTGATAATGGTGATATAATGTATTTTGAAGAGAACGGAAGATACGTCTATAGCGATGAACTATATGGTGATGCATACGATCTTGTCGAAGTATTGAATCCATTAGTTGGTGAGTTTTGTTTATTTTGGGATGATGGTGTTCTATCTATTATTGTTTTAAGTAAACTTAATAAAGTGCTTCCAGATGGAACATTTCAATCTTGGCACGGAATTAGTTGGAAGAATTGCACTAAATTCACCGGAGAACTTCCAAACCAATTAAAGGGGATATAAATGACTACTTCTGAATTCTTACGTCAAAAGAATTGTATCCTACGGGATACAATTGGACTAAACTTTGATTTAGTCCCTGAAGAGCAAATTATAGATTTGCCACAAAATTTGTGTAAGCCGTTAAGCAATGCTACAACAAGTAGAAGTTGCCCATATTGTGTAGGTTATTCTAGCTTAAATGCATGTGACCATTGTGTTATGTGTCCTATGGGTCTAGCAGGAAATAGATGTTCCTTTCATGAAAAACACGATAATACATGGCAAAGCTATGTTAAATACTGTCTAGACAGGGATATTAAATTACATAGTGACATAGAGTCCCCTGCGTTCCATAGTATGTGCGTATTGATTGCCAAATATAACAATGAACTTGCAGGGGAATATTAAAGAAAATTAAACTTAAAAGGAAGTATTATTAGAATACTATATACATTTATTGGTAGTTACAAAAACAAATGGGAGAACCGAGATTTTAATCTCAGTTGATAAAATATACAATTAATGGAAAGTCGGTGCGAATATTATGCATTGATAGACCTTTTACTGAACATCCTATTATTTTGTATGTATGCTGATGGTTCTATAATAAATTTTACAGAGAATGGTGAGTATGTATATGGAAAAGAGCTTAATCTTGTAGAAGTGTAGAGCCTGTATAGCTAATGATGCTAGTTCTGGGTTAATTTCTCTAAATTTACTGGAGATTTGTCAAACCACTTAAAGGGTTAATAATATGTTACTCTTTTAGAATTTTTAAAAGAGTAAAACAAAGCGTATAAAAGAGGCTATTATTAATGTTATTTTAAGATTAATATGATATAATTATTGTATCAAAAGAAAAGAAGGATAGAAAATGACAGAAGAAAATGGCTTAAAAACTTATTCAGCTGAAGAGCTGAAAAAGATTTTGAAACTTCATACAAAATGGTTAAATAATGAAAAGGGTGGTATTAAAGCCGACCTAAGCTATACCAACTTGAGAAATGTTAACTTGAGCTATATCAACCTAAGCTTTGTTGACCTAAGCTTTTCCGACCTAAGTTATGCCGACTTGCGTTATGCTGATATGAGCTTTGCAAACCTGCGTTCTACAAACTTAAGTTATGCCAACCTGCGTTCTACAAACTTGCGTTCTACCAATTTGCATTATGCCGACTTGCGCTATGCTGATATGAGTTATGCTGATATGAGATCTACCGACCTACGCTCTACCAATTTGCATTATGCCGACTTGCGCTATACCATTGGAGAGATGAGATCACTACGTTCATTTCAACTTGAAAAATATATGGTTTCATATACTGATTCTATTTTGAACATCGGTTGTCATACATATGAAATTGAACAATGGAAAAATTTTGATGATGAAGAAATCAAAAGCATGGTTGATTGTGAGCTGGAATGGTGGACTAAATGGAAAACAATCATCTTCCAGATCATTGAAATGTCACCTGCAGTACCAACTGGATATGTAGGGCCATAGTAGATAAAAAATAATCTCAAAAAGAAAGATAAAATGAATTGAAAGCGAAGAAAACCCATTGTTATCCAAAAAGCATCTCAGGTATATTAATTAATAATATTAATATTATTTTAAGATTAATATGATATAATTATTGTATCAAAAGAATATGTTGAAAGAATGAAAACTAGATGACTAAAGAAGAGTTAATAAAACAATAACATGGGTGTATGAACTCATTAATTGTAGTTGAGGTTGTAATCTCTCACGGATACTACTAATTGGAAGGTATCTAATCAGTTGGTAAAATGAAATACCATCACATAGTAAGTTAGGAAGTGTTTAGACTAAGTGCTATAAAATTTTAGCTACTTAGAGTAGATCCTAACTTATCATATGTGTCCTTAGCTCAGATGAAAGGGCATCGGTCAGAGGTTCGAGTCCTCTAGGACACCCTGATAAGGTGATTGTGTAATGATA